CGAAGGTCAGCGTAGTAAAGAACGAAGAGGGTACTCGTGCCAAGGTTGGCATGAAGCTGATGGTGACTCCTGGCTCCATCGGTGCTACCGGCTCTCCTGCTACTGTGACCGCGATTGACAGCTCTGCTGCCGACGTTGACGTGCTGACTCTTAGCTCTTCTATCGGTTCTGTTGGTGGAACATTGATAGAGGCTGGTGAAGACAACAAGATTAAGGTTGTGCCTAACACGCTCACTCCTTATGATTGTTTCGTAGACGAGTATGCCTACGCTCTCGACTGTGAGGCTTGCTGGGGTGCTACTTCTCCTATTCTGGAGCGTCGCATCGCTGCCCTGCCTGCTATCATCAAGACCGCATTGAAGGATGCAGGTTGTGTTTTTCGGTTCTCACCACGTAAGTAATAGGAGGAAAGAACTATGGCAAGAGACAAGAATCTTTACGGCATTGGCTCTCTGGCTCGTTTTGTCGATGCTGAGAGCTTTGGTGTGCTGTTGAACAATATCAACGCAAAGTATAATACGGCCGCTTGGAAGAAGTATGCCTCATGGGGTACTCCTACTGACGACCGCGAGTGGAAACAGGGTTCTAAGGATACTCCTATCCTTGTTCGTGCTTCTATTTTGGGTACTAACTCTCCCAAGCCACAGCGCAATACTCAGGGTTGGGGTATGTACACAGGTACGCTGCCAAAGATTGGTCATGGTTTCTCTATTGACCAAGACGATTTCATTGAGCTGCGTAAGGTGGCTAAGTTGAGCAATCTGACTTTCGGAGAGAGTCTGATTGACAGCTTCGTCTACAACTCTACGAAGATGCTTGGTGGTATCCACACTGAGTTGAACTATATGGTCTATCAGGCTATGTCTACTGGCGAAATCAACGACGTGCCTGTTGACGGTGTACCTTACGACTTCAAGTTCCCCATCCCCGACGAGAACTTCATGACCGTTACCACTCTGTGGTACAAGTGGGTCACTAAGGACGGTGTTCGCACTCTCGTTCCAGATGAGAACGCTGATGTCGTTCAGGACTTGATGGACTTGCAGGAGTACTTCAACGATACTCTTAACCTTGGTCTCGACCACTGGAAGGTATCGAAAAAGCTGCTCCGCATGATTCTGAACCATCCGAGCGTTTCTGATGCCTTCGTCAAGACTAAGAACTACTACAACCCATCTGGTGTTAAGGTGGTTCGCACAGACCTGCTGAACTGGCTCAACCAAGACATGGGCATCTGGCCATTCGAGGAGATTGACTACAAGTCTCGCCACGAAGAGGACGGTAAGCCTGTTGCCGATGCTCCTGCCTTCGACGAGCACAAGCTGGTTGCTTCTACTCGCGCCTTCCGTCCGTTCGAGATGAAGTGTATGCGCAGCATCCTTCAAGACCGTATGGGCTGGGATGGTCAGACCGCTGCCGACCTGTATTCTCTCGTAGAGGGTCGCATCGTTGTGCTGAACTCTTGGGAGGAACGTCCTAACCTCAAGAACACCGTTGACTGTGAGCTGTTCGCAGGCCCTGTCTTCAACAATGTTCGTGAGCATGGTATCGTAACCGTCTGGAAGGACGATGATGGTAGCTCAAGCTCTGGTAGCGCAAGCTCTTCAAGTGAGTAATCTCTAAACACTTGGAATCATGGCAGAATGTACTTGTAATCAAGGACGATATACCATCAGACAATATCTAAATGGCAAAGTCAGGAACATAACGCTTCCTGACGATGCCTTTTTGTCTATTTGTGCTGACGCAGGTATTGAATCTTCGGCAGAATACACTGACACAACACAGAAGCAACGCGACTTGGCTGTTGCGTACTTTTATGTGTGGATATGTAGCCCCGTTACTCAGACTTCTGGAATCACTGATGAAGATGCTGATTGGAAGCATACCAATGGTGGTGAGCACATGTCTGCCAAACTTCTCGAAAAGTATCTTGACATGGCTAACGACATCTTTGCTAAGTACGGCCTTCCTTTGGTTGGAGAGGAACAGTGGGGGTTTGTTGGCCGTGGCATCCGTAATCCGAGACATAACCGCCTGTATAATGGAAGAAGTCACTAATCCCAGATTCCCACACTGGTGCAGAATCATCCGCAAGACCGTTGAAGACCCAATGGAGGATGAGGTAGATTTCTCTCCGCTTGAAAGCGAAGAGGATTATGACCCGATGGGAAGCGATAGTGATTCTTCCGACGCAGGAGAACAGTCTGATAGCTCTGTTTCTACTGATAACGATGAATGGAAAGACCCTGCTGAGGATTCACAGACAACAGTCATCTACGAGGGTATATGCCGTAGCTATAAGATAAACACGACATCGGACAAGGGAGAGGTGGTCACTTCTGAACGCGGTCTCGCCTTGCCTCTGAATCAGGATGCGTGGGATGAGCTTGGTGTTGTTCCTATGGAAGGTGATGAGGTTATCGTTGTTCATGGTACTACTTTCAAGGAATACGGACGTGTGATAGATAAGAACGTCGCTACTGCAAGTTTTGCAGGCACTCATCTAACTTGGCGATATGGCAGGAATTAGAGCTAACAACAGGAGGGTCGCAAAAGAAGCATTCGATGCTTTTAAGCGGCAGATAGACATTGAGGTAACGAAACAACTAAACCTTATTTGTCAGAACATTCTTATTAAGGCTATCCAATCAAGACTTTCTCAACAGAACGGTCACGACTATACTGGCAACCTTATCAACTCTATTGTTGTTGTTCTATACGATGAAGGAGAAATATCAAATGTGTTAACGGCAGGGAAAGACGGTCAGATTAAGAGACCTATATCTGGAAAGATGTACGCTCGCAAGAAGCCGTTCCGATTCAACCCAGACTGGAGTGGACGAAGTGGTAGTCATTTTATCGCCGATATTCCTACAGACAAAGGTATAGCCGATGCAGATATTGAGAAATTCCTTATGAGTAACAAGCCTGTATTTACCAAAGGGTGGTGCATAACGGTGGCCTACACCGTTGAATACGCTGAATGGGTAGAAATCCAGAGACAGACTACTGGTTATCTCGAAAGTCAGAAATTTGCAGGCAAGCAGATGCGTTTATCGTTCCAACCTTTAAAGGCAGCATAGTACTATGGCAAAGAAATCGACAATATACAACATCTTTAATGACTTTGTGGAGGCGTTGAAACCCATCGTCGACAAAAAGTACATTTTCCTAAAGGACAGACCTAAGATAGGTAAGGATGATGTGCCGATGAAAATGTTTATAGTCGTTGACCTGCCTTTGGGTATAGATGACCTTGTAATTGGGCATAAGAAGACCTGTTTGGTAACATCAGGTGTCTTGTATCTTTTTACACAGGCTCGTTCAAATGATACGCTTGACCCAAACGCTACTGGTGATTTTGCTGATAGTGTTGAAGAACTTTTCCCGATAAAGGGTCAGTATATTATCGCCTGCAATCCTACTGTGAAGCTAAACGGTAGTGACGGTCAAGGATTCCAAGTTACTGTAATAACATTCGACCTGCATAGCAGGTGGGGTGTATTCAAGAAAGAAGAATAGTATTAACATATTAAATTTTTAAAACTATGGCAGCAGTAAGTAATGCAGTTGGCGTGTTCACTGGTATTGATGAGTTGCACGTCGTAAAGGGTGGTTTCGATACTGGTTTCACTCTTCCCAATGGTGTGACCCCTGTTGAGGTTCCTGTAGCTGAGGACTCTGGTTTCTCTTACACAGGTGGTACTCCCAGCACCGAGCGTTATCGTATCCACGGTCTTTCTACTCCTTGGTCGTCTAAGATGACTCCTGGCGATGCAGAAAGCTCGTTGTTCATTCCTCAGATTACGGAGGATTTGCTGGTTCTGTTCGGTTTCGATGCCGAGGCAGCAACCATGACCTTCAAGGGCAAGAGCTATTCTGGCACCAAGTTTGGTGAGAGTGCTCATGAGGTTCTTCTTGGTATCGCGGCCGTCAACCGCACCGATGACCAGATTTTCGCAATCAAGAAGTCTAAGTTCTTGGCTTCTCTGGTATTCGATGACCCCAACAGCGCAAAGCCTGTAGGTATTTCACTGACTGGTACAAGTGCAAGCGGCACAGACCGTGATGCCATGTTCATTGGCGACCTTGTTTCTGATGGAAGTAACTAACCCGATTTCCATTTCCTCAA